CGATGTGATCCAAGTAGGCCTTGGAGATCCGACGTCGTCGGTTCTCGATGGTCTGGTCGGCGGGCGCGACGGCCATCCCGATCGACGCGCCGAGGAGGTCGTCGGCGGCGTCGTCGAGCGCCTGGTCGCCTTCGGCGTTGCGGCGGATCTTGATCGTCGCCCGCAGCCCGGCGGTGTCGTCGGGGTCGAGGTCCAACACGGTGCCAACCCAGCGGGCCTCGTCGTGTTCCATGTTGACGAGGAACCGGCGGGCACGGTTGCGGATCGCGCCGAACGCGCCCGGCGCGATCGACTCCTCGAGCATCTGCCCGCGGTGCTCGACGACGGTCCATTCGTCGTAGGGGGCGACGATCAATGAAACGGTGCGTTCGGGGTAGTCGACGGTGTCGACGGTTGCACGCCTGATTTCGATGGGCCCCAGTACCCCGGCGGGTTTCGTCACGACAGAACTCCGATCGTTGAGGACCCGCCGATCATGAATCGATCATGAATCGTTCCAGCATCTGGATGTCTTCCGCGGTGAGTACCCCGAGGTCCTTGTAGATCTGCCAGGTCTGCGCGCGGACGAGCGGACCCGGCCGTACGTACTCGTCGCGGTTGACCTCGATGTCGGTCCCCGACGGGAGGAGCCATTGGGAGAGGGCGTGGACGACGGGCGCCGCTTTCGGGCGTAGCCCGGCGCGCCAATGGAAGTCGAACAGCGACTCGGTCGTCGAGTAGGTCAGCGAGTCGCCACCCGATGGGAGCCCGACGAGGAACGGGGGGACACCGAGCAGCGTGGCGATCTTCGCTTCGGTGTACTGCGACAGTTCGACGAGCATCATGTCGGTCGGGTTCATCTGCAGCGACTCGATCTCGATGCCGCCAGCCATGATCGCCGGCATCCCCAACGCGTTCATCCGCGATTCCCACCATTGGGCTTGGAGCCCGGCGACCTGTTCGGCGGTGAGCTCATCGGGGTGACGGATCACGTAGTACGGGATGCCGCCGGACTCGACGACCCGCTGCGCGTAGCGCTGCAGGAGCGCGGCGGCGACCATCCGACTACGGCCGGCGTCGAGGGGGCCGATCCCGTGAGGCGCCGATGTCGTCGATTTGTAGCGGATGTGCAGCAGGTCGGGCCCGGGGTCGACGTTGCCGATGTGGTAGCGGCGCCGCCCGGTTTTGTCGATGTCGACCTCGACGAGCCATGGCTCGAGGACATGGAAGCGGGCCGGGTAGCCGTCGGCGAAGCGGGCGGTACAGATCACGAACGTCTCGCCGAGCTGGTAGTCCCACCAGAGTTGCTTGGCGAACTCATCCCACGACGTGTAGATGTCCGGGTCCGGGTTCGCCAGCCACGTCGGCGACCCGGCGAGGCGGCCGCCGCGCACGATGTACGGCGGCATCGTCGACAGGATCGACGCGTTGAGGTCGAGGCAGTTCCAGGCGGTGTCGACCAGGTCCTCGACGTGGCCGTAGCCGGGGGTCGCCCATTCGGCCGGCCAGCCCGACCAGCGCGCCGCCGACGGGGGCGGCTGCCGCGGTGTGCCGGGCCCCTCGTCGATGAGGACGAGACCGTTGGGGTCGCCGGGTCGGGCGGTGGGCGGGCCGACGGTCGCCGGCGGGTTGGCGGCGGGGTCGTTCCCGTTGGGGTCGGTCGGGGTCGTTCGCGACGCGGGCCGCAGCGCGCGTGTGTCGCGGACGTCGGTCACGGCCCGCAATGGTACGCCATAGTCAGTGTCTGACTACCGGATGCTGGGTTCGGGGCGACGGACGACCGCGGCACGTAGCGCCCAGACGGTGGCGCGGACGAGGTCGGCGCGTTGGCCGGCGACGAGCGCGAGGCCGCCGGACACCTGCCGGACGCGGCAGGCGGCGAGCTGCGCGTCGAGCTCGTCGGTGTCGTCGTGGACGAGACGGCGGGCGCGGACGAGGGACCGCAGCAGGGGGAGCCCGAAGCGGGTTTCGGCGGCCGCGGCGCGTTCGACGCGTTGCAGGCCGGCGTCGAACGAGGGGCCGACGATCACAATGGCGGGGATGCCGTGGGCGGCGACGGTCGCGCGGGCGTCGGTGAGGGCGTCGTCGCGGTTGTCGACGAGCCAGCCGTCGACCTCGTAGCGGTCGTCGGCGGTGGCGGCGACGACAGCGACCGCGGCGCCGGCCCCGTAGTTGTCCTCGACGGCGACCCAGAGCCGGTGGTGACGGGTGCAGCCGCCCGCGACGTGCAGCGACCGCCAGGCGTCGGCGTCGACGACGACCTCGCCGACGCCGGGTGGGGCGAGGACATCGGGCCACACGTTGAGGTACTGCGACCGGAACGACTCGACCGGGTCGTCGTCGTCGGTGTCGACGGCTTCGCCGGCTTCGACACGGGCGAGGCGCGCCTCGAGGAGCCGTTCACGGGTCGCACCCCAATGCGGCGACGCCTGCCGCCACGCAGCCCGGTCGTCGATCGTCGCCGTCCGGGTGGCCGACCATTCGACGAGGAGCGTCGCGCCGGGGGTGGCGAGCTCGGCGATCGCCGCGGCGCGGCGCAACGGGAACAGGGGGGTGGCCCTGCGGTGCGCGGTGCTGGCTAGCAGCATCTGCGGGGAGAGGCGTTCGGACATCGTCGGTTCGAGTCCGTCCTCGACGACGGTCGGGTCGACCCCCCACGCTTCGTCGACGAGGACCGCGGACCCCGGATAGCCGTACACCGACCCCTTCCCGCGGACGATCCACCGCGACCCCGACTCGGGTTCGGTGATCTGCTCGTTGCCGTTCTGCTCGCGCACCGGGTACCCGCGCGCCTTCGCCCACGACCGGGCGAGGCGCTGCACCTCCTTGCACACCGGGAGGTCCTTACCGGTGTGCAGCAGCGTCTGTTCCTCGCCGAACAGGTCGGCCTGGTGCAGCCGCCAGGTCGCGCCGCCACGCAGCAGCGTCGACTTGCCCGACTGGCGTGCGGTCGACAGCAGCACCTCGAGCCAGACGAGGACCCCGGCCGCGTCATGTTCGAGCATGCGGGTGAGGACCAGCGACTGCCACCAGCGCAGCGTGATCCCCGCGGTGCGGTCCAGCCATTCGATCGCGTCGGCGCCGTACGACCCGACAGCGGCCGGATGGGGTGCGGTCATCAGCCGCGGCCACGTCGCGTCGTCCGGTACCTCGAGGAGCTCGGCGAGCCATGGCACCTGCCACACCGGGTCGTCGACGTCGAGGCCGACCTCGTCCTCGTCGACCGGGACGGGGACCGGGGCGCGGGCGCGGGCGCGGGCGGCGCGCAACATGCCGCCCTGCTTCACGGAGCACGGCGTGCACGACGGGACCGAGATGCAGCACCCCGATCCGGCGACGTGGGCGTGCAGCGACAGCGGCGGCTGGTGATCGGCGACGTCGGCGCCCAGCTGGCCGCAGTGGACACACGCGACGCCGGGCCCCAGCAGCCGGCGGCGACGAGCCTCATGGGCGGCGCCGTATGGCGACCCCTTGCGTGGCATCAGCCCGGATTCTCGCCGATCCCCGGCGATCCCGGCCGATCCCGGCGGAACCCCTGCTCAGGGGGGGTACCGCTCCCAGGAGAGGTGTCCCCCGAGAGGGCTCCCTCAAAAAATCGGGGTCGGTCGCGCGCGCGACCGCGTTCGCGTTCGCGTTTCATTCGGGCCCGTCGAGGTCGGGTCGGTCGAGTGCATCGGCGTCGTAGTCCAGGCGGGCGGCGTCGAGCGCGTGGCGTAGGGCGTCGACCTCGGTGACGTAGACGTGGGCGGGGTCGTCGGTGCGTCCGCCGGTCGCGGCGAGCACGACCGCGGCGGCGTCGACGTCGGTGGCGGCGGCGTAGAAGCGGGCGACGTTGGCGGGGTTCATCGTTGGTGGTCCGGTGTGTCGGGGTGCGGCGGTGGCACCGTCGTCGTCGTCGGTTGCCAGGCCGAGCACGGCGAGCGCGGAGTAGCGGCGGGCGTAGGTCATCGCGCTGCCGGCGGCTTGGGCGGTGGTCCCGGCGGGGAGTCTCATCGGTGCGAACGTGAGCCATTGCGCCGAGGTGTGCATGATCGTCGTCGCGACCTCGACCTCGCGGCCGTCGACGGCGACGACTTGGAACAGGGCGAGGCCGTGGCCGGCGAGTACGGATCGGGCGGCGCCGAGCACGGCGCCGAGGTCGGCGTAGCGGTAGCTGTAGCTGCCGGTATCCGCGGTACGGGTGCGCGTCACGTCGTCGAGCTCGCCGAGCGCGGCCACGTACGCGGCGGCGACCTCGAGGTACGACGGCGACGACTGCCACCAAGCGACGCCTACGGTTCCCGCGGGCCCGGTTGGGCCCGTGGTGGCCTGCGGGTCGTTTGCGGGCGTCTCCGGCGATTCTGGCGGGTGTGGTGGGGTCATGGGTTGGGCCCGTCGTCGTTGACTTCATCGGGAGTCGACGCGGCGAGGGCGGCCACGGCTCGGCACAGACCGGCGAACGCCTGCCACTGATCGTCGAACGTCCGCCGCCCAGAGTCGCTCACGAGTGCTCGGGCGGCGTCGATGATGGGCCGGTCCCGCTCGACGATCGCCAACAACTGCTTGAACGCCTCTCGCAGTAGGTCGCCGTCGGCGTTGTCGATCGTGCTCCACTGGACACCGACGTCGGTGCCAGCCAGATAGCCGTTGATGATCCAGCGGGCGTGCTCCACGTCGTTCGGGTGCAGCATCCGGTTCTGCTCGGCGTGCTCGTTGCGGGGCCGGTCCCGTTCGACCCGAGCGCGGAGGCGGTCGATCTCGTCGAGGGCGGCGGCGAGCTTCATCGGCCAGTCGTCACGTGCGCTCACGAATCCTCCTCGTTGACTTCATCGGGAGCGAACTCGCCCACGTCCTCGCCGCACACCGGGCACACGCCATTCACCGTGCGACGGGTATGGGCGCATGTCTCGGCCTCGTTGACTTCATCGGGAGTCGACGGGCTGGGCCCGTCGTGGTCAGTGTGGCGGCGGCGGTGGATGGATCCGGCGGCTTGGCCGGCGGCGAGGGCGGCGCCGCGGAGACTGCTGGAGAGTTCGGCGAGGGACTGGGCGAGGAGCTCGAGGTCGGGGTCGGGGTGCTCGGTCATCCGATCTCGATCATGAGTCGTTCGCCGGTGTCGCCGTGGAACACGACGAGGGCCAGGCCGTGTTCGTCGGGGTTCCACATTCGTTCGGCGTCGGCGATGTCCATCGCGCTGAGGCGGTCGACGTCGGCTTCACGTTCCATGAGCTCACCGACGAGATGGCGGGTGACGAGCAGCCGGCCGGTCGGGTAGGCGTACAGGTGCAGCACGAACCCACCGGGCGCGCGTGACGGGTCGATGCTCGGCGGGCCGGGGCGTCTGCCGGCTGATGGATGCCAGTGGCGCGGGTTCATCCGGTGATCTCCAGGTGAGCGATGACCAGTCGGTTGATCTCCGTTGCGCATGGCTCACATTCGATAGCGGCATGCGTTGGACATGGGCGCAGCATCGATCCGTAGCCGGCGCCGAGGTCGAGAGCGGCGCGGCCAGGCTCGGTCGTCTCCATCGCCTCGTAGAGGCCGGCGAGGATCTGTAGGCCCTTCGGTGTGAAGCGGTAGCCGACCGTGTCGACGGCCCGTCGTCGTCGGTGAAGGTCCTTGCGTTTGCGGGTCATCTGGCGATCCCTTGTTGGCGGGCAGCGCGCTGGTCCTCGAGTGCGCGGTGGCGTTCTGTGAAGGCTGCAAGATCGTCGTTGGCGGCGCCCGGCCCGCGCGTTAGGTCGCGTCGCGTTTGTTCACTCTGTATCTCTAACCCTGTAACCCTTAACCCTGTGTCGCGCGTGGCGCGCGCATTTCCCTGCAGGACGCGCGCATTTCCCTGCAGGACGCGCGCATTTGCGCCTGAGAACGCGCGCATTTGGATGTCGTAAATGCGCGCGTAACGCGCGCTTTCAGTGGGGTTATCCACAGGGTCGGCGGGGGTTCGGGGGTGGTCCTCGGGGGGTTCAGGGGGCACGGTCAGGAACCAGGCGTGACCGACACGTTGGCCGGGCCCGGAACGGCGGAGCCAGCCGGCTGCCTCTAGGCGATCCGCGATCCGCCAACGCAGATGGCCGGCCGACACACCACAGCGCGCGGCGAGCTGGGCGTAGCTGATCCGATGCCCATAGGGCAGGTCGAGGAGCTCGCGCAGCAGCAGCCGATCCGACTTACCGAGGGCCCGGCCGGCGCCTGCGATCGCCCATTCGTAGACCAGGTGAGTGGAGACCTTCCCGGTGACACCAGCGGCACGATGACGGGATCGGTCGATGATCCATTGCGGGATCGCGTCGCCGCACAGGTGGGGCAGTTCCACGGCGCTCACTGTGTGCCACCCCTGTGCCTACAGTGACAGGTCGGGCCCGTCGCAGTATGATCTGCGCGGCATCTTCTCTGCGCCGAGTTGAGTGCTTGTTGGGACCGCCACGACAGCCGTTGGAGTGCAGCTCTCCGGGTGTCGTGGCGGTTTCCGTTCATGACGTGCTCCAGGCGCCGTATCCGGATTTCTCCCAGAGCAGCGCGCCGGCGCGGATGTTGTAGTCGGGGTCGTACAGGTCGCACGGGCCGAGGGTCTTCGCCAGCCACGGGCAGTGCAGCGAACTGAGCAGCTGGAGGAGACCGGTTGCGGATGAGCGGCTGTTCTTCGCCGACGGGTCACAGCGCGATTCGCGGTACATGATCCCGGACATGCGGGTCACGTTCCAGCCCGGCGAGTACAGGGCGAGGAGTCCCTCAGCGCCGACGCAGCGACCGTTGTAGCTGTCGCTGCTGAACCCGATGTCTTCCTGCACAGGTGGCGGGGGGAGGGTCGGCTCGAGCTGCACGGTGTTGCCGGTGCGGGTCGCGCCCACCGTCGCGGTCGCGGTCAGGTGCGCGGCGGCGTCGGTGATCTCGGTCGGGGTCGGTACGGGTTGGAAGGCGACGAGCACGGCGACCAGTGCGGCGGTCACGCCGCGGTCTCATCAGCGGTGCGTGTGTTCCATCGAGAATCGATCCACGCGTAAACGGCATCGAGGTCGTAGCGGTGGAGCCGTGGCGTGAGTTCCACGCGAGGCAGTCCCTCCTCCTCGACAAGGCGGATCAGCGTCTTTTTGTCGACGTCGAGGAGCGCCTCGATTTCGCGGGCGCCAACGTACCGACGGGGTGGGGGCGTGTCGATTGTCATGCGCCGAATGCTACGACCTGACAGATCCTTGACGGTGGATAGCGGGGGAATTAGGTACATTGCGGACCATGCTGCCACACTCGTCGGGCCCGTCGTCGCGTTTGCTGGCGGCGTACCGGCGAGCATGCGCCGCCCGCGTCGCCGCGACAACGGTCGGGCCCCGAGTAGCGGTCGCCCGTGAATGGCTCGCCCTGCACCCCGACGTCGAGGCGGTGACGTTCCGCGACGTCGAGGCCTGGCTACACGGCCGGGCCCTGTGCCCGTCGAGCACACGGGCCCTGCTGGTGTCGCTGCGCGCGTTCTACCGGTACCTGATGCGCGAGGGGATCGCCACGGCCGACCCGACCGCGCTGGTCGACCGGCCATCGGTCGGGGCCCGGCTGCCCCGCCCAGCTCCCGAGCGTGACATCGGGCGGATGTTCCGCGACACGGCCAACCCACGGATGCGCGCCCTACTCGCGCTGATGGCATTGGCCGGGCTGCGCTGCATCGAGTGCAGCCGACTGGACTGGCGCGACGTCGACCTACAAGCGGGGGTGATCCGGGTCGATGGCAAAGGTCGTCGCGAGCGCGTCATAGCCGTCTCTCCGGATGTGGTCGCCGCGTTGCGGTCGCATGCGGTCGAGTCCGGGCGGCGGGCAGGCGCGGTGTTCGTCGGGGTCGCCGGCCGGCGCCTCGAGTCGTACAGGGTTTCGCAGCTCGTCAACGTCTACCTGCACCGCGCCGGGTATCGGTTCAGCGCCCACCAGCTCCGCCACCGCTGCGCGACCGCGGCGCTGCAGGTGCCCGGCGCCGACCTCCTGGCCGTGCGCGACCTACTCGGTCACTCATCGGTGGCGACGACGCAGATCTACACGGCGTGCATCCCCGGCCTGTCGGCGAAGACGTCGCGCGCGCTGATGATCCCGGCGGCGTGACCTGGGGTTCGTTTACTCCACCAAGAACAAACGTCACGACCGTCACGGCTTGCGGCGGTCCTCGCGGCGCAGGTACTCGAGCACATGCTTCGTGACGCGCACCGTCGCCGCGGTACCGGCCACGGCACCGAGTACGAACGCCCCGGCGACCGCGACGTCGGACCATGTCACGCGGTCACCGAGAACTGCACGCTGTCAAGCGACAGGTAGCCGGCGGCGCCGGTCGGGCCCGACTGGATGGTGACGGCGCCTGCCGTGTTGATGTCGATGCGACCGTTCGCGCTGGTGTTGTCGCCGACACCGATAGCGACGATGGTTCCCGGTGGGAGGTAGCCGGCTGGCAGGGTGAACGCGACCGACGGCGACGCGCCACCCTGGAGGAGCCCGCGGAAGTAGACGATGTCGCCGATCTTGCGGTAGCCGGCGGCGACGAACCCGCTTCCGTAGTTGCGCCATCCGTTGACGAACGACGGTGCGATCCACGGGGGCGTCGGCAGGGTGCCTGCGGGTCCGGTCGCGCCGGTGTCGCCCTTCGGGCCTTGCGGTCCTGCGGGGCCGGGCACGGTGGACGCCGGACCGGTGGGCCCGGCAGGGCCGGTAGGGCCTGCCGCGCCAGCGGGCCCGGCGGGGCCAGGAACAGTCGACGCTGCACCCGTCGCACCAGTCGCGCCGGTGTCGCCCTTGACGCCTTGCGGCCCCTGCGCGCCCGTGGCGCCAGGGGTGCCCGGATCACCCTTGGGGCCCTGTGCGCCGGTCGTACCGGCAGGGCCGGTGGCGCCAGGCGCGCCCGCGGTACCGGTGTCACCCTTCGGGCCCTGCGCGCCGGCAGGGCCGGTGGGGCCGGCTGGACCAGTCGGGCCGGGCGGGCCAGCGGTGCCACCGCCACCACCGCCACCCGCGGGTGGCCGGTGAACGGTCGCCATCAGTGACGCCCGTACTCGTCGTGACCGTCAGGGCGGGGACCGACGATCGGGCCGCAGGATGCGATGAAGTCCTCGTTGCCGTTCTTGATGTAGCGGTACACGAACCCGTCGACCGCGGGGCGGCTACCCCCGGCCGATTCCTCGATCCGCAAGATGACCTGCTCGGACATGTGGCCGTCGGCGATCCAGGTCTTGACGACACCGTCCGAGCGGTACCAGGCGCCCGGCGCGTTGGCGTCTTCGATGATCAGGATTGACGAGGCCATGTCGGTGTCTCCAGGCGGGATCGGTTGCGGTTCGGGTGGTGGTGTGCTGCCGTCGGGGTCGAGGAGTCCGGCCTGCACCTGGCTGTAGATGCCGTCACCTGGGCAGGACGTGGAGCCGATGTCGCGGTGGCCGACGACGAGCAGGTCACGTCCGACGATGTCCTGCGCTTCGGCGCCGAGCGCGGTGAACGTCGCGCACATCGCCGGATTCATCGCGTCGGCACCGTCGACCATGCACAGCACGGCGATGGTGATTTCGTTCATGTCCTTGTTCGCGGCGCATTTGAAGTCGAACCCGCGCAGCTCCCACGCCTCGCCGGTCTGGTCGATCGCGAAGTTGTACCCGACCGAGTAGCCGCGGTCGCTGACGTAGTAGCTCTGCATGTTGCGCAGGTACTGCGGGATGTCGTCGGGGATGACGTCGTCGGCGGTGTAGTGCGCGGGGAGCAGGTCGACCGTCGACAGGTTCATCGACGGCCCGGTGACCGGCTGGTCGGGGTCCTGCCAGTCTTCGCGGGGGCGGATGTTCACGACAGCCCGTCCACTTGGTCGGCGACGTCCTGGAGTAACCCGGAGATGATCTCGAGGCGCAGACGCCGGCGGGCGGGGGTCGGTTCATCGCCGAGGGTGTCGACGAGCCGCGCGATCCCGCGTAGACGCCCGCCGATCGTGTCGGGCTGGTCGCCGCCGAGATCGTCGGGGTTGGTCACGGCAACGCTTGGATCGCGGAGAGGATCATCGCGTCGGAGATGACGGCGGGGTCACGGCCGGGGCGTTCGACACCGGACGCGATCGCCGACGAGTAGGCGTCGGCGAACCCGGGCGACGCGGCCAACTGCCATACGTTGTCGAGCGCCCACTGGGGCGCCTGGACGTCGACGAGGTCGACCTCGACCGCGGCGGCGGCAGCGATTCGGTAGATGAAGTCGGAGTCCTGCGACAGGGTGGACTGATCGAAGTAGCTCATGGGTGGTTTCCCTTTCCTAGATGTAGGCGATGACGAACAGACGGAATTGGTCGCCGGCGCCTGGAGCCATCGGCGGGGTGATCCCGAAGACGCTGGTGTTACCGGACACCTGGAAACACGCTGAGGTGGCGTCGTACGGTTTGACGGTCCCGGTGTAGACCAGCACCCCGGCGTCGTAGTAGTCGAAGAACCCGCCGTAGTAGATGCTCGCCCCCCAGAACCCGGAGCCGACGAGGATCCCGCCGGCGGCGACGTCGGCGGTCGCGGTCATGATCGCCCCGCCGATCCGCATCCCGCCGAGATCCATGTAGGACGACATCTGTGTCGAGTGGGGGACGCTGGCCCCGCCGGACACCCAGTTCGGGACCCACGATTTCTGTGTCGCCACCGTCGCCATCCGGGCGACGATGTCGTTGATCGCCAGGTTCGCGGCGTTGTGATCTTGGGGATGCAGATCCTGCTGAACGAATGAGTTACTGCGGTCGTAACTGAGCAGTGGCGGCGGCCAGGCCATGGTTGGGTTCTCCCTTAGCTCATCGGGTCGGCGATGGCGACCCGCCAGATTTCGAGGCGACCGCCGATGACGGCGCGGGGGACCGGCATGCGGACCCGGACACTGATCTGTTCCCCGGCGACGACACGACCCGTCCAGGTGACGTAGCTGGCGGTGTCGCCGACCAGTCGGCTGCCGACGGCTACCCCACGGTTACCGATCGAGATGTAGCAGGTCATGTCGTCGCCGCCGTCGGCGACTGTCGACGCGGCGACCGCGTAGACACCGGTGCCGCTACGGAACCCGGACCCGTCGCCCGTGTCGACGATCGTGAAGTCGTCGTAGATCGGGACGGTGAAACGGACGGCTCCACCGTCGAGGACGGAGTCGATGTTCGTGCGACCGCGGATGATGCCACCGCGTTCGGTGGCGCCGTACAGCTTGTCGAGGACACCCTGATGGACGGTCAGTTCGGCCTCGGCGGCGTCGAGTCGGGCGTCGAGCGCGTTGTCGGCGGTCGTGACTTGTGTGCCGAGCGCGACGACGACTCCGTTGATGCGTTGCGCCTCGCCGGTGAGGTCGTTCACCCCCGCGGCGAGCGCGTTGTGCAACCCGGCATGTAGACCAGCGCCCTGCTCGGTTGCTTCGGTGATGTTCGTCTGGATGGTCGGCGGTGGGAAAGCCATGGTTACCCCTATCTGGCCGTCGGCGTGATGGTCGTGGTGGAGATCGTCGTGGCGACCCGGCCGGGAGTGATGATGTGCGAGTAGCCCACGACCACGCAGTCGAGCTCCATCTCGGAGACCTCCCGGCGGTGCACGGTGAGCGGTCGGCCGGTGTCGAGTTCGGCGAGGACCGGCAGCCAGTCCGGGTCGATGTCGGTGTCGGCGATGATCTCCTCGACGTGGCGTGTCGTGTACCCGAACCGGGCGATCGCCCGGTTCACGGTCGCCGCGGCGTCGGCTGCGTTCGCGAACGCCAAACCGATCTGGGGGAACCCGAACGCCTCGGTGCGGCGCCCGAACCGGGCGATGGAGAACGGGTCCTCGGCGGTGACCGACTGCGGTGTCGTCTCGTTGTTCGTGACGGTCGCAACGTTCAACAGTTGGGCCTGGTCGCGGACGAACACGATCGACCCGGACAGCAGCTCGTCGGGGTCGCCGGCCTCGCAGTCGGTGACGACGATCGGAGGGCCGGCCGGTTCGTGCGGCCACCGTCGAGTACGGATGCCTCCCCAGCGGTCCTCGTCGACGTACCAGCCTGCCGAGATGGCGGTGCGGTCGAGTTCGTCGCGGACGACGATCGCTTGTGCCTCGACGTCGGCGTGCAACTGGGTGTCGCCGGGGAAGATCAGCGAGTAGTTCTCCCACCGCCAGCCGGCGCCGGCGAGCAGCCCGAGGAACCGGGTCGCTGCCCGCTCGGCGGGGCGCGCCCAATTGGTGAGCGTCACGACCAGTTCGGTGGAGCGGGACACGCCGAGGAGTTCGACGTAGCGGGGCAGGGTGTCGTGGTCGTCGCGGATCGTTTCGAGCTCGCCGATCACGATCGGCGAGTAGCGGAACGTGGGGTCGAAGAACCCGACGCGGATCGGGGTGCCGAGGTCGGGTTGGTACCAGATGCGGGGCACCTGGAAGTCGAACCATTCGCCGGTGTCATCCCACAAGGTGAGCGCGATCTCGGTGATCGGCACGATCGGCGCGCCGTCGATGGTGCCGACCGCGACCCCGATTTCGAACATCGGCTGCGTGATGTCGGCCCAACGCAGCCGGGCGCCGGTCACGTCGCCGTACACCTCGTCGCCGTAGTTCAGGGTGCCGTAGGTGCGGGACCCCTCGAGGTCGTTGTAGAGGGCGTCGACAACGATGCGCCAGCCGGGGTACTTGTCGCCGAACGGGCAGCCGGCGTTGGGGAACGGCGGCTGTTTCTCGGCGGGGAGCGTGTGGTCGTAGGCGACGAACCCGACGAGGCCGGGCTGCCAGTCGCGGGGGCCGTTCCCACCGAAGATGTAGTCCCCGAACTTGTACTGGCCGAAGTCGCGGCCGGAGTCGACGACGAAGATGTAGTCGCCGGGGTTGACCGGCCAGCCGTCCATCACGCCGGTCCCGATGGACAGCCACCACATCACCGGCTGGTAGAGGGTCGCGGGCGGCAGCGGCTGGGGGTAGGTGGCGGGCTGCCCGGCGATGTAGCCGGCGGGGTCGTAGTCGCCCTGCAGGAACGCTTGCGGGGGCGGCGCAATGGTGAGGGCCACTAGCCGCGGCTTCTACCGTTGAGGCGCGCCCACCGGTTCAGCTCACGGGTGAGTTCCCTACCGGCGGTAGCCCTCGTGTTGAGGGTGATGTTGTTCGTTGTCGTCCCGCCGTACGGCACCGCGGCGACAGTCGAATGCTGGGAAGGGCCGACCGCAGACGCCGGTGCGACGCTGCCCGGCGTCACGGTGACGTTCGCTGCGCGGCTCGCCGCCTGCAACGCGCCGTAGAACCCTGGCAGCCCCTTGATCTCCACGGTGATCGGCGCGGTACGCGGCTTCGCCGCATTGTCGAGAGCCTGCGCCGTCGCGTCGATCGACTGGTAGTCGGGGTCGGCGATGATCTCCGACACCTTCTCCGGTGGGATCCCCTCGAGGCGGGCGATGTAGTCGAGGATCGCCTGCTTCTGCGGGCCTTCCATGTAGGTGGTCGACTCGACGAGCGCACCGATGTAGTCGCGGTGGTCCTGTTCGGCGGTGCGGTACTCCCCGGCGGCGAGCGCCGTTTCTTGCTTCGCCCGGACTTGTGCGTCGGCGTACCCGATCGCCGACTCACGGGTGTCGTCTTGAACGTCCTTGAGTTTGCTGACGTTCCCCTCGGCGTCTTTGACCGCGTCCTTGTAGCCGACGATCGTGTCGATCAACCCCTGCGCGGCTTCCTCGGCGGCGTACTGCGAATCGACGGCGGCGCGCTGCGCGTCGTAGAACGCAGCCTGCGCTTTCTCCGCTTCGCCGTAGACGACGGCGAGATGGTCGACGGCGCCCGCCCAGTCCTCGGCCGACGTGATCCCATCAGCGAACGCGGTCGCCAGATCGGCCGACCCGGTCGACAGGTCTTTGACCGGTTTGATGCCGGCCTTGATTGCCCCGGTGACAGCGTCGATTCCGCTGACATCGAACTTCTTCTCGTACTCGTTGCGCAGCCCCTGCCACGCCAGCTTGGCGTAGGTGATCTGGCCGGTCATCAAGTCGGTGTCTTCAGGTTGGAACGGCAGCTTCCAACCGGACGTCGTGTTGATCAGGTCGATGATCTCGACCAGCGCCGGCAGTACGTTCTGGCCGAGCTCGACGGAGATCTCGGCGAACGTTTGCTTCAGTTCGGCCATCGACTGCTGATAGGCGACGGCATCGTTGACGTCCGAGTCGGTGATGATCGACCCGTTCTCTTTGGCGTCGGCGAGGGCGCCGTCGATGTCTTTGACGGTGGCGAGGAACTTCGCGCCTTGCCTCGCGCCTTCCTCGCCGAGGAGCGCCGACATCAGCGCCGACTTCTCGGCGGCGGTCCCGGTGAACGTCGACAGCTTCTTCATCACCTCGGCGAAGCGTTCGCCGCCCGACTTGCCGTCGTTGATGTTGATCCCGAGCTTCGCCGCGGCGTCCGCGTTCGACGACAGGGCGCCGGACATCTGCAGCACGATGTCGTTGAGGTCGTTGACGTCGGCGCCCGTCGACTTCCACACCTGTTGCAACGCCGAGGCCGACTCCACCGAATCGCCGGTGAGTTCCGACATCGTCTTCGCTTCGATCGCCAGGTTCGCCGCCGAGTCGGCGGCGGCGAACAGGGCGGCGCCGACCGCGGCGGCCGGGCCGGCTGCCGCGGCGAGGCCGCCACCCATGCTGCCGAGCGACGATGCGACCTCGCCGGCTGGGCCGGGCAGGTTGCCGAGCAGGTCGGAGATGTCGCCGAGCCCGGCTTTCGCTTTGCTGGTGTCGGCGTCGACCTCGACGGTCGCGGTGTCGCCCTCGAGCTTGTCGGCCTGCTTCTGGACTGCTGACAGGTCGCGTTTCGCTTCGGCGGTGTCCGCTTCGACTTTCAGCCGCAGGGTTTCGTCGTTACCGGCCACTGCGCACCGCCTTGATCGTTGCGTCCTTGCCGGCGTCGAACACGTCCGCCCGGGCTCGGGCGAGAATCCCGAACCCGGCCGACGTCGACCCACGCACGGACATGCGCGGCCCGAACGGTGTGCGTAGCGGCCTCTGAGGGGTGCCTGTAGCGCCGCGTACGGTCCTGCGTCCCTTGTTTGCGATCGTCCACGCCGAACCCGACGGTGTGACCTCGGCGAGCCCTTTGCTATTCGTCGCTGTGAACCGGGCGCGGCTGCCCGGCATCCGCGACAGGGAGAGGGCGGCGCCGATGCGCTGCGCGGTCGCCCGTTGCAGCTCGTCGGCCATCGCGGCGGCGGCGGCGCGGGTGACGGTGGGGGACTCGACGCGCTTGGTCAGCTCGTCCAGAGGCTTGAGGAGGTCGACCACATCCCAACGCCTCAGGCGTCGACTGTCTCGTCGGCATCGGCCTTCGCACGACGGCGACGCCCGGCGGCGGTCGTGACCGCGGCGTCACCGGCACCGAGGACGATCGCCGTCGACGCGCCCGACCCGAACTCGATGTCCGGGGGCACGGTCACCGGCAGCGACAACGTGAACGTCAAGTCGGTCCATGTTTCGCCGCCGATGGGGGCGGACACCAGCCGACACCGGCCGATCGCACGGGGAGCGCCATCCGGGCCTTCCGCCGAGAAGTACCAGTACGCCTCGTCGCCACGGTTCTCGTACAAGAACGCTTGGAGGCCGGCGGCGACGTGAGCGTCTTGGAAAGCACCCAAATCCAAGGTGAACGTCTCCTCGGCAACGGTGACCGTCTCGCCAGGCTTGACACAGAACGTCCCAACGCGCTGGTCGGTGGTCACATTGGGGCTGCTCGTTAGGGCGCAGCTCGAGAGCTGACATTGCCACGTTGTGGAACCGGCGTTGTAGTCGGCTTGGAGGACGGTCGGCAGCACCTTGCCCATCGGTGCCTGCCAGGTGTCGAGGTAGCCGACGGCGGCGCGGTCGACGAGGGCGAGGCCGAACCCGCCGACCTCACCGATCGGGATACGGAACAGTGCGGGTGCGGTCATGAGGTGGCCTCCTGAAGTACTGGCAGACACATGGTCATCGTTGAAAGGGTGAGCTCGGCGGTGGTTTCGGATGCGCGCAGCGTCGGCCCGCCGACGTCGAGGCGAAACGGGAGGGTGCGACGCGGGATGCCACCGGCCCGGAATATCGCGTCGGACACGATGGCGCCGATGTCGTCGAGCTGTTCGACCTGCCGCCAGTCCGTGCCGTCGACGACGACGACGACGGGGAAGCTGATCACGATCCGAGGTTCGACGGCGTCAGACGCGTAGGTGCCGATGTACACGCAGGGTGCGGCGATGTTCGACGGCGGGTACTGGTGAGCGCGCCACGGCGTCGGCTCGAGCGCGGCGGCAAGCGCCTCGTGGAGCTGGGCGCGGGCCATCCCGATACGCGACGTCATCCGATACCGAACCGTTGCTTGTGGCCGCGCAGCGCCGCGCGGACGAGGTCGAGGGGATCGTCGGCGACGTCGAACGACGCAGCCGGCGGCGAGTACCCGGTTTGCATCCCGGTCGCCGCGTCCTTGCGGCGGTACAGGGCGACC